CCTCGACGTGCTGCAGGCCATGGCCGACACCGGCGACGCCTGGCCGCTCATCGAAGGCACCGGCCGCATCTACGGCCTGTACGTCATCGAGTCCCTGCAAACCACGCGCACCCTGTTCTTCCAGGACGGCGCCGCGCGGCGCATCGACTTCTCGCTCAGCATCAAGCGCGTCGCCGACACCGGGCTCGAGCTCGGCACCGTGCTCGGCGAGCTGTTGCTGGATCAGATCCGATGAGCACCCCGCTCGAAGGCTGCAACAGCCAGCGCACCGGCCACACCCAGCGCCGCGGCATCCCCGTCACCTACCCCGTGCAGCACGGCTGGACCGACGACGGCCGCCGCATCATGCGCCCGCACACCTACACCCCCGTCGCCATCGCCTGTGGCCACCTCGCCCGCGCCACCGCCCCCGGCTGCGCCGGCTGCGCCAACCAGCACCGCGACTGACGCTGCCGCCCGCATGCTCCAACTCCACCCCATCCCCGCCGACTGCCGCAGCTGCGCCCAGGTGCAGCTGCTGCGCACCCGCGCCACAGAATCCGCCACCTGCCTGCAAGGCCACGCCCTGCGCCCCGCCTGCCCCTGGAACACCCCGCGCACTGCGCCCATCACCGGACCTGCCTGATGCCCTACCGCCAGCCCGCCTACCGCATTTTGGTCGATGGCGTTGACATCTCACCGACCGTCCGCAGCCGCCTCGAATCCCTCTCGATTGACGACAACCGAGGGTTCGAAGCCGACATGGTCGAGATCACCCTCGACGACACCGACGGCCGCCTATCGCTCCCGCCGCGTGGGGCACGACTCAGCATCTCCATCGGATGGACAGGCGAGCCGCTCGAAGACAAGGGCGAATATGTCGTCGACGAGATTCAGCACTCCGGGGCCCCGGACGTCCTGATGATCCGAGCGAGCAGCGCAGACCTTCGCAGCGGCGTAAGCACGAAGAAAGAGCGCAGCTGGCACGGCGCAAAGCTCGGCGACATCGTTCGATCCATCGCAGCGCAAAACGACCTTCAGCCTGTCATCGGGAAGCAGTTCGAAGGCATCGTCATCACGCACATCGACCAGACCGACGAGACGGACTCGAACCTCCTGCAGCGGCTGGCGGAAGAACACGACGCCATTTCCACCATCAAGGCAGGACGCCTGCTTTTCATAGCCCAGGGACAAGCCACAACCGCATCCGGGCAGCCTCTACCCGAAGTAGCAATCACCCGCTCTTCGGGCGACAGCCACCAGTTCGCCGTTGCAGACCGCGCCGGATACACCGGGGTGCGCGCCTACTACAACGACATCAACAAGGCCGAGCGCGCCAGCGTTCTCGTGACCGAGGAGAACACCACCGAAGACGGCGAACCGATCGCGGTCGGCGGTGTAAAGGAGCTCGGCCACGTCTATGCACGAAAGACCACGGCCGAGCGCGCGGTGCGCGAACAGTGGCGCCGCATCAACCAGTCCGGGAACAGGAAGGAGTACACAGGCGTCCGCGCTTACTACTGGGCCGACAAGCGCCGCACGAAGAAAGCATCCGTCATCGCAGGCAAAGGCGTGCCCACACCCGCCCCGCCGGTCACCGAAGCCAGCGCCGATAACGTCAAGACACTCCGCCACGTCTATGCGACCAAGGCCAACGCACTGCGCGCAGCCCAGTCGGAATACCGGCGCCTGCGCCGCGGAATGGCCACGTTCAGCATCACGCTGGCTACAGGGCGCCCAGAAATGTCGCCGGAGTCGCCCGTTTCCGTGTCCGGGTTCAAGCCCGAGATCGACAGCACCAAATGGCTGTGCGTGCGGGTTCGCCACCAGATCGATGGCGGCGGCTTCATCACGGTCGCGGACCTTGAAGTGAAGCCCCGCGATCTTGAAGCATGAGATGGGAAACGTCCGGACTCCGCTTGACTTAATTCTTAAGTCGGTTATACTGGAATCACGGTGGCGATGACGCTACCAACCGCCCCGGCGGAACCGGGATTCCTGACAGGAGCACCATCATGATCACCATCAAAACCAAGCTCGCCTCCGGCATCTACAAGTCTGACGGTGGCGGCGAAGTGCGCACCCACTACGAATTTTCGACCGGTCCGCGCAACCTGATGAAGGCCATCGAAACCCTCTACGAGCACCGCAAATCCATGGAGCGCGGCTACGGAAACATTGGCTGCGGCCACTCTTGGCTCGAGATCGATGGTGTGGAGATCCGCACGTTTGATCTTGACGATGTGATGCGGGACGACGCGGAGGCCTACGGCGAGAGGCGCCCGTCGGCTTTTATCAAGACGCGGACCGAGAAAGCCCGTGGCCTGATTGAGACCGTGAAGGCTGGCGGCTACGACATCAATAGCTACGAGCTGAGCTGGGACGACGTCGCGCCGTGACCGAGGCACTCATTCACCTGCGCGTATCGGCGGCCCGCAAGGGCCGCTGGATCCGTGCCAGCCGAGCCGCCGGCATGCGGCTCTCGGACTGGATCATCACCGCCGTGGAGTCCCACATGCAGCAGCAGCTCACCCGCATCGCCATCCCCGAAGACATCAATTTCGCCGATCTGCGGCTTGGCCGCGACTCAGACGGCGCGGTCAGTTTCGACTGGACGCCGATCGAGCGCATTTGCGCCGCGAGCGGCGTACCCGTGGAGCTGTTCCGCGACGGGCCGGAGGACAATGTCGCCGGGCTGGTGATGACCTGGTATCGCGCCCACCGCAACGGCGGCGGCGCCCTCGACCCTGTCGTCGAGGATCTGATCGCCGAGGTGGCTGCGGAAGACGCCGCCGGCCAGCAATACAGCCACGCCCCAGGCAGCGCATGACTTCGGTTGACCTCGCCGCCTGGCGCGCTCAGATGACCTACACCCAGCGCCAGGCCGCCGCCGCGCTTGGCATCACGCTGGCCACCTACCAGCGCCTCGAGCGCGGAGCCGAATGGACCGACGGCGGCGCCGTCACAATCGACCGCCGCACCGCGCTCGCCTGCGCCGCGATCGCGGCAGGCCTCACCCCCTGGGGCGAAGAAAAACGGCCGGAGTGAGCCGGCCGCCGTTCGCTCCACTTCCAGCCCGATCAGGGCTTGAATGACCTGCGGCCGCTGGCTGCCTCCTCTTCCATCTCGACGCAGGTCTCCACCATCTGGTAACTGCCCCCACCGATCGCGCCCAGCTCGCCGCAATGCCGGCGGATACGCGCGGACACTTCGCCCCACCGCTCCCGCAGGTTGTCATACGCATCCTGCTCGAGTTCGATGCAGGTGTTGAACATCGAGTGCGATCCGCCGCCGATCTGCGAAAGCTTCTCGCAGTGCCGCTCAACATCGAAGCGCGGCAACTCCTGCGCCACGGCGATCGCAGGAAGCACCGTTGCAAGCAGAATTATTTTCTTCATCGTCATACCCCTTTGTCGTGATCTAGTGCGCAGGCGCTTATAGGACCGCGTCCTACAAACAAGGCTCCGAACAATAACAGGAGCATCACGCATGGCTCTACATGCGCACAATGTCATCCCGATCAACCTGCACCGCCGCAGCGCAACCGCCGAAGCATTCCAGGCGCTTGCCGACGCCGCCGCGCGTGGCGAGATCATCGGCGCCGCCTACACCGTCATCGACGCCCGCGGCGAGACTCGGCAGGGCGTCATCGGCAACGCCCGCGACAATCCAGCCCTGGCGCACTACGGGGCTACCCGGCTGGCAGCGCAGCTGCTGTGGCTCGATCGGCGCCCTATGAAACCTTGATCAACTTGCCCCGCCCTTGCGGGGCTTTTTTTCGTCGGCCGCCGCCGGCTCTGGCAACTCGCCTGGCAGCGAGTCCCCGCCGTATTCCGTCCGGCGCTCGCTCAGCCATCGGACATGCCGCGCGTCCTCTTCCCCCTGGAGGGTGTAGCGCGCATACCCCGGTATCTCGCGCGCGCTGCGCACATCGAGCAGCGGCGACAACAGCACTGCCAGCGCTGCGTCGCGCAATGCCGGGCTGGCGTCCTGGTAGGCGTCGATGAGGTTCTGGTGCTCGGCGGAAAGCGCGCTGCTCGAGCGCTCGCCAGTCAGCAAGTACATCAAGTCGAAGCCGAGCTTTTCGAGATCGATCAGGTAATTCACGTCTGGCCGCCGGCGCCCTTGTTCGTACTGGATCTGCGTGGTCTTGCTCACCCGGATGCGGGCGCACAAATCCACCTGCTTCAACCCGAGCCGATCCCGCTCGGCTATGAGCCTTCCCTCGAAAGTACCGAAGTCGGCACTTTCGCCGTTGACAGGTGCGCGTTTGCTGACCATAATCCACCTCAAGTTCTGTTTGCCGCACATCCTAACAAAGGGAAACCGCCGCCATGTCTGCATTGAATCAATACCCGCGCAGCAAGACCCCGAACGGCGTCGATGTCACGCGCCGCATCGTTGTCGCGCTGATGCCGGCAGAGCGCGAAGCCTTCGATGAACTCGCCCGCCGGGAGTCACGGACCAGCAGCGCAATGGCCCGCCTGTTGATGCTCCGCGCCATCGAGGCAGACGCCGAATCCAAATCGCTGCTTGATGCCGCCAGGGCAAAAGAAGCTGCCTGATACACAACCAAGAGGAGTCTTGCCATGTCCGCAACCAACGCAGCCACCCCGCCAAGCAGAGCTATGGCCGAACTCGAAGCCTTGCGTGACCACCGAGAGGGCCAGCACCCCACGCTCACCGTGAAGAGCTTCGAGGCTCTTGACCTCGACGCCATCGAAGCGCTGGACGCAGCACGACCCGACTTGGCTCCGCTTGCAGACATCTACCAGGTGCTGCGCGCTACGCAGTACATGCCTGTCGATGACCCCGCTCGTGGCCGCGCGATCGCCGTGTGTATCCGCATCGCGCACCAGTACCTCTGGAAGGCCTCTGACGAGGTCGCAGACGAGCAGCAGAACAGCGCCGCTGGCCTCTGAACCAGCACCGCCGCCTGAAATCCTGGAGCCATCACCATGAAACACATCGCCATTTCCATCGAGTACGCCGGCCTGACGCTTCCGGTAGTGAAGAACGAAGCCGGTATCGAGTGCGTCCCGCTGAAGCCGATCGCCGAGCTTTTCGGCCTGCAGTGGAACGCGCAACACGTGAAGCTGCAGGAGGAATGGAAGGCCGAATTTCTCGGTACCTGCGTCACGGATATCCGTGATGCAGGTGGCCAGACTCGGCAGATGGTTTGCATCCGCCTGGACCGCGTCGTCGCCTACCTCATGAGCCTTAACCCGGTGAAGATTCGCGCTGCTGGCAATGAGTCCGGCGCTGCCTTCCTCAAGGCCAAGCTCAACGAATGGGCTGACTGCTTGCACGATTACGAATCCTTCGGCGTCGCCCACAACCCACGCCACGCCGACGCTGTTATCGCTGCGCGCCGCGCCAACGCCATCGCCAACGTGGCGAAGATCAAGGACGCCGCGCTGCGAAGCATCGCGCTCGCCGAGCTGGGCATCTCGCTCGACTCCACGAGCCCGCAGCCCCACTCGTACAACGGCGATCTGTTCGCGTCCCACGGCTAATCCCCCCATGAACGCGATGACAGAAGCAATCGCGCTGATCGGCCTCAAGAAGCTCGCCGAAGGCCTCGGCGTCAGCCATCAGGCCGTCCGCAAGTTCGAGAGCAGCCGGGTTCCGGCAGAGCGGGTTATCCAAGTCGCTCGGCTCACCGGCTGGAAGGTAACCCCCCACCAGCTCCGGCCCGATCTGTATCCGCTGCCCAGCGATGCGCTGCCTCTCGATTCCAACGGTGCGCGTGCTGCCGACCAAGTGCACGCAACTTCGGTTGCAGGAGGTTGAGTCATGAAACCGAGCATCGAACACGCCTTGCGCCGCGCCCTGTCCGGGCCCGATCGCCACGACGTTGCCAAGGCCGTTGGCTTCGTCCTCGTCACCCGCAAGTACCTCGACGCCGTCGCCACCCTTGGCGAGGTCGGCATGCACTGCCACTGCGCCCGCGAAGGCCTGGGCGAATGCGGCAAGGGGGCGCACTGATGTCCCGAAAGAAGCACAACCGCGCGCGCTGCGGCAAGCCGCACATCAACTGCCCAGTGTGCGGCGACACCATGCGTGTGTATGCCAGCCGGCCGGTTTCCAGCGGCACGCGCGAGCTGTTCTTCCGGTGCTTGAACACGCATTGCGACGCCAGCTACCGATCGTTGCTCACGCACGTGAACATGGTCATCGGTTCTAGGCTCCCCGAGGGAGACCCGCAGCGCCTGCCGGAAGACGCCGACATGCCGAAACTACGAAGGCGAGATCCGGCAGCCCCCGACATTCGGCAGCTCAGCCTGCCCGAGCTGCCCGGCGCCGGATAAGCCCGGACCGCCCCAGCACTCCCCGCACAACCCGACAGCGCCGCCCCCGCTCGCCAGTTTCTGGCGCGCGCGGACCTCTTCACGCCCAAAGAACCCGCCCCATGGACTCACGCCTGCACGCCGACATCACAGCCCGCCTCGACCGCGACTACGAACTCGCCAAGATCGAGAACGGCTGGCTGCGCAAGGGCAAGTGCCCAAACTGCGGCAAGAAGGAGCTTTACGCCCACGCCGAGCACCCCTGGGTGCTGCGCTGCGGACGTCTGGAAAAGTGCGGCTACGAAGGCCACATCAAGGACCTGTACAGCGATCTGTTCGAGAGCTGGTCCGACCGCTACCCCAAGGCGCCCGAGAACCCCAACGCCGCCGCCGACGCCTACCTGCGCGACAGCCGCGGCTTCGACCTCGACCGCATCAAGGGCTGGTACAGCCAGGAAAGCTACTGGGACGGCAAGCAGCAGATCGGCAGCGCGACGGTGCGCTTTGCGCTGCCCGGCGTGGGCTACTGGGAACGCATCATCGACCGCCCCCAGCGCTTCGGTAAGCGCAAGGCCACCTTCAACGGCAGCTACGGCGGCACCTGGTGGAGCGCCCCGGGCGTCGACCTTGCCCAGGCCGACGAGATCTGGATTACCGAGGGCGTGTTCGACGCCATCGCGCTGATGCACGCCGGCCTGGTGGCGGTGTCGGCCCTCACCTGCAGCAACTACCCCGCGACCGCGCTCGACGCCGTGCGCGCAGCGCGCCCGCTGGGCTGGCCGCGCCTGGTGTTTGCCTTCGACGCGGGGCACGCGGGCGAGGGCTTTACCCGCAAGTTCGTCGAACGCGCGATCGCCGAGGGCTGGGAAGCCAGCGCGGCGCAGCCCCCTTCCGGCCGCAGCAAGCTCGACTGGAACGACCTGTGGATGCGCCGCGAGCTGGACGCCGAGCACATCAAGGAAGCCCGCTACCGCGGCGCCCTGCTGCTGGCCAAGTCGCCCGGCGAGAAGGCCTCGCTGATGTACAGCAAGTACGGCTGGGCCACCTTCGCCTTCGACTTCGATCGCCGCATGTATTGGTGGAAGCTCGACATCGACAAGCTCACCAAGGTCAAGCAGGAGCTCGCCGAGGCCAACCCCGACCGCGACGACGCCGAGATCCGCGAAGAGGCCTTGAAGCAGTCCAACACCGTCACCGAGATCTGCAACTGCCAGCCGGTGCCGCTGTACTACCTCAAGAACGAGGTGACCGACGAGGCCTGGTACTACTTCCGCGTCGACTTCCCCCACGACGGCCCCAGCGTCAAGAACACCTTCAGCGCCGGCCAGCTCACTGCCGCCGCCGAGTTCAAGAAGCGCCTGCTGCACAGCGGCGCCGGGGCGATGTGGAAGGGCACCGCCGGCCAGCTCGACAACCTGGTCAGCCGCTGGACCTACAACATCAAGACCGTGGCCACGATCGATTACGTGGGCTACAGCCTCGAGCACAAGGCCTACGTCTACCCCACGCTGGGCGTGCAAGGCGACCGCGTGGTGCCGATGAACGATGAGGACTACATCGAGTTCGGCAAGCTCGCCATCAAGACGCTGAGCAAGTCGATGAAGCTCGACATCGACACCGACATCAAGGCCCCCGACAACGGCTGGTTCCAGCGCCTATACCTGTGCTTTGGCCCAAAGGGCGTGATCGCCCTCGCGGTGTGGCTGGGCGCGCTGTTCGCCGAGCAGGTGCGCCACCGCTTCGAATCCTTCCCGTTCGTCGAGATCGTCGGCGAGCCCGGCAGCGGCAAGACCACGCTGATCGAAACCCTGTGGAAGCTGGTGGGCCGCAACGGCTACGAGGGATTCGACCCCATGAAGGGCAGCCAGGTGGGCTTCATGCGCACCATGGCCCAGGTCAGCAACCTGCCGGTGGTGCTGATCGAGTCCGACCGCGAAGACGACGCCGACGGCAGCAAGGGCAGGCCCAAACAGGCCTTCCACTGGGACAGCCTCAAGAGCCTTTACAACGGCGGCAGCCTGCGCACCACGGGCGTGAAGTCGTCGGGCAACGACACCTACGACCCGCAGTTCCGCGCCGCGCTGGTCATCGCCCAGAACGCCCCGGTGAATGCCTCGCTGCCGATCATGGAGCGGATCGTCCACCTGAGCTTCGACAAGAGCCGGCAGAGCGAGGCCGGCCGCGAGGCCGCGCTCGAGCTGGGCCGCATGACGGCCGGCGAGGTCTCCGCCTTCCTGCTGCGCGCCATCACCAACGAGGCAAAGGTCATGGCCATGGTGGAAGAGCGCATCCGCATCTACGAGCGCCGCGTGGCCGATGCCGGCAGCAAGAACCAGCGCATCCAGAAGAACCACGCGCAGGTGATGGTGTTCGTCGATGCGCTGTCGCTTGCCTGCCCCATCACATCGACCCAGCAGGACGAGGCCAAGGCGCTGCTGATCAACCTGGCGCTCGAGCGCGAGCAGGCCCTGCAGCGCGAACACCCCATCGTCGAAGCCTTCTGGGAAGCCTTCTTCTACCTGGACAACACCGACGACGAGGGCTTCGGCGAGTCGCGGCTCAACCACAGCCGCAGCCCCGACTGGATCGCCATCAACCTCAACCACTTCGTCCAGCTGGCCGCCGAGAAGCGCCAGCAGGTGCCGCCGATCGCCGACCTCAAGCGCTACCTCAAGACCAGCCGCAGCCCCCGCTTCAAGGACGTGTGCTCGGTCAATTCCGCGATCAACGGCCGGCACAACGCCCGCTGCGGCAGCAATGAAGACATGCGCCCGCAGACGGTGAAGTGCTGGGTGTTCGAGGTGCCCAAGCGATGAGCCCCGACCGCAGCCCCGCCACCGACGCCGAGCTGCGCTGGGCCTACCGCCGCAGCCGCTTCCCGGCCATGGGCTTCGACTACGCCCAGGTGCTCGCCGCCCCCGTCCTGCGCAGCGTGCTCGAGCTCGGCGTCAGCCAGCAGCGCCGCAAGCGCGCCCGCCTTTCCACCACCAACACCGGCGCCGGCATCGAGCGCAGCCAGCCGGGGTTTTCCGCCAGCGCTCAGCAATCGTGAGGAGTCACACCATGGACCGCGTCCTGACCGTCAAACACACCGCCGACCGCAAGGGGCGCCCGCTCGCCTGCATCGACCGCCTGCCCGGCGACGGCGCCGAATTCAGCGCCACGCAGCTGCGCCAGCTGGCGCGCGCCTTCAACGCCATCGCCGACGAGTGCGAGCAGGGCGCCGGGCTCGGATACCCCGAGACCCTGCACTACGACCTCGCCGACGCGGCCCAGCCGAACCCCTGCACCGACTACCGCGCCGAGATCTGCGGCGGCTACTCCACCGCGCAACGCCTGGCCGCCCTGGTCAAGCACCTCTACAACGGCGCCGCGCACCCGGTGCGCCTGGACAACCTGCTGGCCAACGCCGACGAGCGCCACACCGACATCGCCCTCGCGCTCATCAAGCACTACGCCG